TATCGCAGAGAGATAGAACTATGGACAGGCATAAAAACTATTGCAGTTAGTTTGCTTGATGATATTAAGTATCGCATGGATGAGGATATGGAAAAATTAACAGAGGTATGCAGATGATTGAAGCAATATACATTGACCACATGGGTAGTGACCTATCAGTAGTTAACGCAGCGCGTGTTAGCTTTGGTAAGAAATCAGAATGGATGCCACGTATTCACTATGGTGAAGAGTTGGTGCTTAAGCCTAAGGATGCCAAGCTGATTCGTTACCTTGCCAAGCATAACCACAAATCACCATTCAATCACACGTTTGTTACATTCCATGTCAAGGCACCTATCTTTGTAGCACGTCAGCTTCAGAAACACGAGTATATGCCTTGGAACGAAGTGAGTCGTCGCTATGTGGATGATGAGCCAGAGTTCTACGTACCTGATGTATGGCGTGGACGTGCGCAGGACAAGAAGCAAGGCAGTGATGGTGAGATACATGATATACGTCCATCAGTTGCACGTAACATGGTTGAGGATTGTAGGCAGAACTACAACTACCTGTTAGCGAAGGGCGTATCACCAGAGCAAGCACGTATGGTGTTACCACAATCTATGATGACAGAGTGGTACTGGTCTGGTACACTGTTTGCTTTCGCTAAGATGTGTAGCCTACGCCTGAAGGAAGACACCCAAGCTGAGACACGTATCGTAGCTGAGAAGATCGAAGACGTAATGATGAAGCTGTTCCCAGTATCATGGGAAGCGTTAAGGATGTATGAAGAATGACTTGGCTTTTGGTACTTGTATTCTTGCACGAAAGTAGACCTTATGTTAATACACTAGGTATGTATTCATCTATGTATGATTGTTTTTATGCTTTCGAGGAGTTTGAGGGTCAGGTACCACAAGAAGCACAACTAGTATGTATAAAGGATAAACAATGACTGGAATGATTGCAGTAGAACAAGTAGAGGAACATGAGGATGGCAGTGCCACATATCAGTTTCACCTTGATAATAACTGTGCAAAGCTATTGCAGGAAGAGGGTCTTAAGCTAGTGCTGTACTGCGCAGCAGCTAAGTTAGATTTACAGGTAGTGTATGATTTTATAGAAGATCATATAAGCCAACAGAAAGAAGAACTAACAGAGTATATATTTGGAGTACAAGATAGTGAAACTATCAGCCCAATGACAGAAGAAGAACGCAAGAGAGCAAAAGAAAAAGAAAAAGCTAATAAAGATGATGAGTGACCTAAACTTCTTTAAGGGTATGTTTGTAATGTACTTATTAGCTATACCATTCTTAGCTTTAGTAGTAGAAGCGCAGGACAGTGAAGGAAGAGATGTCTCACTGCGCTTTGCAATTTTTTGGCCTTTGGCTGCAATAGAAGTAATGTTTAGATTCCTGAGAGGAGATTTCGATAATGATGGAACTGGCACTGATTAAAACACTGCTTAACCGTGATTTCTACAATGATCATAAGGGTATTCGTTGCCCTGATAAAATCTTTAGTAAAGATGTGCGTAAGATTAAGCAAGCACTAGACGGTGCAATGGAAGCCTATGATGGTGACATGACAGTTGCTGATCTACAGGCTGTGTTCAACCGCATGAATGCTAGTATGACAACAGCTACACGTGGTGCCTATGACGATCTGTTTAAACGCATTGAGATCACTGAGCCTATCAAACAAGAGATCGCAGAGGATACGTTATCACAATTGTTCCAACAATATGTGGGCGACCAGGTTGCAAACCTAGGTTTTGATTTCGTCAATGGTACAGAGAATAGCCTACAACCTTTACGTCAACTATTAGAGGATTTCAAAAATGATTTTACTCCCAATCTCCGTGTTGAGTGGGATGATAATAGCCTTGATACAATACTTGATGCAACAGCGTTGGAGTCCAAGTGGAAGTTTAACATATCTTCCTTGGCTCGTAGGGTGGAAGGTGTTAGCGGTGGCCATTTTGTTATCGTGGGCGCACGGCCTAATACTGGGAAAACTTCTTTCCATGCCTCTCTTATAGCAGCAGATGGTGGCTTTGCACATCAAGGTGCTAAGTGTATCGTGTTGTGTAATGAGGAAGCTTATACACGTGTTGCTTCACGGTACATCAGTGCATCATCTAACATGACCATGAAAGAGGTACGAGAGAACAAAGCTCTAGCACATAAACGTTACGAACCTGTACGACAGAACATTATGTTCAAGGATAGCACAGGCAAGAGCATGGATTGGGTTGAGTCTGTAGTTAAGTTTGAGAAGCCTGACATCGTAATACTTGACATGGGTGATAAGTTTGCTGATATAAAGAGTGAGCGTAGCGATATCACACTTAAAGCAGCAGCTATCCATGCTCGTAACATTGCTAAGCAGTATGACTGTTGTGTGATCTGGATGTCGCAGCTAAGTGCAGAGGCTGAAGGTAAAGCAGACCTGAATCAGTCTATGATGGAAGGAAGTAAGACAGGCAAGGCAAGTGAGGCTGACCTGATGATCTTGATAGGCAAGACACAACAGGCAGAGGGTGAGGATGAAGACCCAGTTCGTCACTTGAACCTAGCCAAGAATAAACTGAATGGATTCCAAGGTAAGATTACCTGTGTACTTGATGGGTCACGCTCAATCTATTCAGCATGAGGTGAGAGACATGAGACTAGTATTAGATGTAGAGAACAGCGTCACATGGCGTGATGGTAAAATTCTTAACGATCCGTTTGAAGCGGGTAACACCTTGACACAGATCGGTTTGGTCAATGCAGATAATCACGAAGAGTTACACATTGTAACATTTGATCACAACGAAAAGAAGGATACATCAGGCGCTGGGCATAAGCTTGTGCAGCAAGTGTTAGATATGACAGAACTACTAATCATGCACAATGGTAGCCATGATCTGATGTGGATATGGGAAGCAGGGTTTGAATATGATGGCCTTATCTGGGACACACTGCTTGCTGAGTACTTACTACATCGTGGAGTAGAGAAACCTTTAAGCTTGGCTGCTGTAGCAGAAGCACGTGGCCTAGCTGAGCAAAAGGAAGACTACCTTAGCAAATGTATCAAACAAGGGATCAACACAAATGAAACAGATTTACATTCTCTTAGCCTTTATCTTAGGGCTGATCTCCTCACAACTAGTGAGTTGTTCAAGGCTCAGCAACGAGACTATGCAGACCCCGATTCAAGTTCCCTCACTAAAGTCAGAGACATCACCTTTGAAACCTGCAAAACCCTTACCCACATGCGTATGCACGGATTCAGAGTCGATATTCAAGAGCTTGGGCGAGTAAGAGATGAATTTGAAAAAGAAAAAGCAGAGATCGAAGAGAGGCTCCAAGAGAAGGTACGCTCCCTCATGGGCGATACCCCTGTTAATCTTGCATCCCCCGAACAGAAATCGCAGGTTATCTTCAGCCGCAAACCCAAAGACAAAAAAGATTGGGAAGGCTTGTTTGAATTTACATCCACGCCCAAAGAATTTAAAGAAGCCGTTAAAGCGAACTCCGAAACAATATTCAAGACTAAGGCGTATCAATGCGAATCTTGTTATGGTAAAGGCAAGACATACAAAGTAAAGAAAGATGGCAGTAAGTATGCCAAACCAAACAAATGTAAGGAATGTGATGCACGTGGCTTTAAACTTATGGAAACAAACCAGGTTGCTGGCCTTAGGTTCACAGCACCAAGTAAAGAATGGGCTAGCAACAGTGGCTTCTCAACATCCAAGAAGCAATTGGAAAAGCTTATGGTCACTGCTAAAAACAATAACATGGATGATGCTGTTCGCTTCCTTGGTGATCTTATGCGTCACTCTGCTGTTTCTAGTTACATTACTAGCTTTGTTAATGGTATTGACACTTATAGAAAACCTACCACCTCAAACTTACACGTCCAACTCACTCAATCAATCACACATACAGGTAGATTTTCTGGACGAAATCCCAACATGCAAAACATGCCAAGAGGTGGTACCTTCCCCATAAAGCGAGTGTTTATATCACGGTGGGAAAACGGAAAAATAATGGAAGCGGATTTTGCACAACTTGAATTTAGAACGGCTGCGTTTCTCGCGCAGGACAAGACAGCAATGGAAGAGATTGCAACAGGTTTCGATGTACACAGCTACACAGCGAAAGTTATCTCTGATGCAGGTCAACCAACGACACGCCAAGAAGCTAAGGAACACACCTTCGCACCCCTCTTTGGCGCAACTGGTTATGGAAGAACCAAAGCTGAGCAAGCTTATTACACACACTTCATAGAGAAGTACAAAGGGATTGCTGCATGGCATAAGAAGCTAGGTGAAGAGGCACTACGGTTCCTAAAGATCACTAACGTGTCAGGCCGACAGTATGCTTTCCCTGATGTTACACGCCGCAGCAGTGGCACCCCAACACACTTCACTATGATTAAGAACTACCCAGTGCAGGGCTTTGCCACAGGTGATGTTGTACCTGTTGTATTAAACGAAATGCACAAACGATTGCAGCCTATGGAATCTTGTCTTGTGAATACAGTTCATGATTCAATGGTTGTAGATGTACACCCTGAAGAAGAGGAGCAGGTAATTCAAATGGTTAATGATATGAATAATGATCTGAATGATCTTATTGAGGAAGCCTACGGTGTCACTATGAATGTGCCTCTATTATTAGAAGCAAAAATAGGTACAAACTGGCTTGACACAGTTGATGTGTAGTGTATAACTAAGACTCTTTTTACTCTATAGAAAGGTATAGAAATGAGTACAGAACTATCAATCGCAACAGAGCGCGGCCAATCAATAGCAGAACTAATGGGTGTATCATCTACAGCCCCTGCTGAGTCAACACCGTCCATTGCGCGGCTTGGTATGATCCATCAGCCTATCATGGGTGAGGTGGAGTACAACGGTAAAGCAATCAAGACAGAGGTTATTCCTGTCGGTGCCTTTACCTTCACAAAGGGTGACACCAAAGTGTACAGCACAGGTGTCTCTATTCGCGTCTTCGCCCAGCGCAATCAGTGGCAGCGTTGGAATAGTGAGACAGAAGAGATGGAGAAATCTGTCTTGTCTAACTCATTGAATGGTGATCTAAAGGATAGCATTGGTGGTCTAAACCTAGGGCGTCCTTCAGGTTACATTGAAGATTTCCAATCACTTCCTGAGGAAACTAAACGGGTCATCCGTAGTGTTAAGCGTGTCAAGGTATTCTATGGTACTGTAACACTAGACAACCCTGTGGATGAACAAGGACAGCCTGTCAGCGGTGAGTTTGTTGATGAACCATTTGTAATGGATGTAAAGAACCGTGACTCATTGAAGAGCATTGACTCAGTGTTGAATGGTTTGCAGCGCAAGAACATCCTGCCAATTATGTCTACTGTTAAGTTGGTAGGTGTAGAGGATAGCATCCCAACAGGTGCTAAGTTTGGTAAGATCGAAGCATCACTAGGTGATCGCATTGATATTGCTGAGGCAGACAATGGTATGCTCAAAGATTTCATTGAGCTAATTGAGTACAGCAATGGTAAGATTCTTGATCTACACCATGAACGTGCAAAGGGGCATACTGATGAAGACGAAGGGCTTGTCCAAGAAATCCTAAACAATGATTTTGTAGAGGTGGACGAGTAATGAATCATCCTGCTGAATTAGCTGTCTACAGTTTCTTGCAGAAAGCTATGGCTGGTGAATCGTCAATGGCAGAAGAGGTGACCAAACAGGTTGCCTCTGATGTCGAGGCTGCGTTGAACAAACAGTTTAACTCAGGCCCACGTGACGAGTTTAAGCTACGTATGTCTAACATAGGTAAGCCTAAGTGCCAGTTGTGGTTTGAGAAGAATGATCCTGAAGACAAGACACCTCTGCCACCACACTTCCTGATGAACATGATCCTTGGCGATATTGTTGAGGCTGTGTTCAAAGGTTTGCT